CGATGATCCCCAGTTCTGGGCGCTTACATCAGGACTGCCTGTCACCTCGACAAAAATGGCAGACCTGACAAACTGGCCTGCCTCTACCGAATGCACGGTGATGAGGTCGTTTAAGAGTTTCCTGGTATCGCTCAACGTCACCAAGTCGTCTGTCAATTACCCAACTCTGGTGAAATGGTCTACCGAAGCTGCGACACAAACAGTACCTAGCTCATGGAATGAATCTGTCAGTACGAACGACTCGGGCGAGTACCCTTTGCTGGATGCCGCCGGGGAATTAATCCGCGACGGATTACAACTCGGTGACACATTCCAGATATACACCTCTGGGTCTGTATACCAGATGTCTTACGTTGGTACGCCATTTATTTTCTCATTCCGCAAGGTCGCCCCTGTCGGGATCATGGCAAAGAATTGTGTCTGCGAGTACCCAGGAGGGCATTTTATTCTGGGCGTTGACGACCTTTACACAAATGATGGACAGCGTGTGCTTCCCATTCTGCCATCTGAGCTGCGCGATTGGATGTTTAACATGATTGATGGTGAGGCTGCACAGCGATCATTCGTAGTCGCCGATCACGGCAGAAACGAAATACTGGCTTGTTTTGTGTCGGCAGATTCGTCCAACACGCAGGTGGACAGGGCCGTGGTTTTCAACTACATCACAAAAGCATTCACCACCCGCGACCTACCACAGCTCTCCCACATCACCCCTGGTGTGGTGGATGACCCCACCGGGTTCACCACATGGACTGCGGCAGCGCCCACTTGGACCACAGCAGATGGTCGCTGGGCGATGAGTTTTGACAAGTTCGAGGATGCACTTGTTTTCGCCGCCCCAATCACCACGAAACTATTTCGGGACAGGTCAGGCAACCAAGAAGACACCACCGACATGACTGCATTCATTGAACGCACTGGTTTGGCGATGACCGCACAAGGCTCGCCAGACCAAACCACAGTGAAAAGAATAAAAGCCATTTGGCCGAAGATGGAAGTGCTCAATCAGGACACGGTCAGTATTTATGTGGGTACGCAAATGTCCACGGAAGAGGCCGTAAGTTGGAAAGGACCGTTTACCTTTAACCCCGATACCATGTCTAAAGTTTCGTGTCGTGCAACGGGGAAATTATACGGTGTGAAAATCGAAAGCACGGCAGACACCCATTGGAAACTTTCAGGGCTGGCGTTTGAGGTCGAGGACGCAGGCCGAAGGGGTAGCCGTGGCTATAGCTGACAGTAAAAAATGGAAATCTGTAACCCGTTATCAGCCGGGTCCACCACCGATAAAGGTAGAGGATCTAGGAATTTATCTGACCAACGAGTTAAACCGATTAGGAGAGGTTGTTTTTAACTTATCGCAACTGAGATTGGAGGAGGCTTTTGCTGAACCAGACAAACCTAGAAACGGTCAACTCGCCTACGCTGATGGAACCTCCTGGGACCCTGGCAGCGGCGCGGGAATCTATTGGTTTGACGGCTCAAACTGGACCCAACTGTAGGGCATTTATTGCTCGCCCAGATGAGGTTGAAGTTTTCTGGCCGCTTGTGGTGGACCACTTAAAAAAAGCTGTTCCTCACTCCGAAGGCGAGATGGAACCAGCGGATATGTTGCCCGAATTAATTAAGGGCGAGATGCAGCTCTGGTTCTCGGTTGAAGATCGTACTGTCACCGCAGCGATGGTGACGCAGATTATTCCGTATCCGCGCAAGAAGGTTTTGAGAATCTTATCTATCGGCGGCGAAGGCATGGCGCGGTGGATGAAGCACTTTCCTATGGTTGAAGAATTCGCAAAGCAGACAGGCTGCTCCAGTATCGAGGCATGGGGCAGAAAAGGTTGGTTAAGGGCATTACCAGATTGGAAATGTTCATATCATATTTTGACAAAAGAGATTTAACATGGCAACAGCAGCTCAGAAAGCTAAGGCAAAACAAGATCGCAAAGCGGCGTTAACTGCGGCAAAAGCAATCACCAAAAAGGGGTCCAAAGCCCATCAACGAGCTATTGCGAAAGTTAAGCGGCTCAGTGCGGTTATGAAGGAGGAAACCCAGAGTGCAACGGATCACGCTGGTGCAAAGGATAAGCGCGATGCCGCCGCCGAGCAGCGATCTGATGCAATCACAAAAATGAGGGCCGCATCTGGTGCCGACAAAGAAAAGTATCGGCTGCAAGCCCTGGCTGCTGCATCTAAGATGCGGGTGCAGGGCGACATCATGCGTGATGTGACCGACCGCGAAAAAGGGGAAGGAACTTCCTACATCGGACCAAGCACGGCAGCCGGACGCGACGAACGCGGTCTTCCTGAGCCGAACAAATGGCAGCAAGTCAACCAGGCACTCAAGGATGCTGGTATTGCCTGGTCGGATGCAGCTCAAGCCGAGATGTACGACAAACTGTTTGGCAGTGGCACTGATACCGACACTGATACCGATACCGACACTGATACCGACACCACCAGTGGCGGAGGAGATCAAACAAGGAGCGGGGCCCGCGACAGCAGGGGGGGTGATCGTGAACCTTCTTTCGGGTTGGAGAATTGGTGGGCCGGCGAGCAATACGATTACGCCGACTACATCAATGGACTGCTGGGTGGCAGCGAACTAAATCAGTGGGACCCGATGGGGTCCGAGTGGACAGGCGGACCGAACTTAATCCCGAAGGGAAAGTACGGCATGAAGCAGGGACCGTCTTCATACCTCGAAGAGCGCCGTATCGGCCACAACCTTGCATACAAGCCGTGGATGCCGACAGCTTGGGCGCCATCGAGGGATGTCACTGAACCATATCATGGTGTTCCCGGTTCTCACTGGACCAAATACCGGCAATTACAAGAGGAGCAGGGCTTAACGAACCAGCGCCCGAAGGGTTACATCAACCCGATTTACGAACTGCTATACCACTACGGTGGCAAAACGCCGGGTAGAGAAGGTCGAGCAACACCCCAGGTCGTGCCTGGTGACTGGAAACCGCGAACACCGGAGGGTGGTCCAGCCGTTTACCCCCTCTCCCAAGTACCGTTATTTTCGTCAGGAAATTTGTCAGCTGGATACAAACCACCAGGCGGCGGCGGCGGTGATGACAATAACCCACCAGATGACGGCGGCAATAATCCACCGGATGATGGCACCAATGATCCGCTATACGGCCCGTTGTTGTCTACTTATAAAGGCATGGCAAGCGCCACACCTGAAGGGCTTTGGCGCATCACGGGTGAACCCGAAAAAACCACGATTAATCCGGTTTTCGGCGGTGCGGCGAGGAATACTTACAAGCTTCCACTTACATATTACGGGGCTGGCATAAACGACCCTTGGCAAACTTACGCCATTCGTGCCGCAGGCGCTGGCGACTGGAATCCCAGCCTCAACCAGTGGAACATCCAAGGTTCTCGGGATCACTTCACGCCCGGCCCACTGAGCCTAGCGAACTGGACTGGTCAACCAGGCGCGTATTCCGGCGCGGCGAATTTTTCCAACCAGCCCGGCCTGAACTTTTTAGCAAGCCCGACATACAGTGAAATCCAAAATCAAACAGTGCCGTTCCTCGCGTCTCCTTTTGGTGGTCCGGTGAATTCCAGTGCCCCGGGGCCACTAGGTTCTGGCGCATTTACCAATTGGTCGCTGCCTGCCATCCACGGTGGTGTTGAAGGCGAAGGCGATGTGGTCGGTTACAACTTCCCTCGGTTTTACGTTGACGATGGTGGTGGTGACCACCGATGACTAAATCGAGGACTAAATTGAGGACTAAATTATGAGCGGTGGTGGTGGAACAAGAACTGAAACTGCGGAGCCGTGGGAAGCCCAGATAGAACCGTTAAAATTTGGCTTTGGCGAAGCGAGGAAAATCTACGACGAAGGTGCGCCAAAATGGTATTCCGGCCCCACGGTTGCGGGGTTTGACCCGAGTCAACAAGCGGCGCAGGCAGGCATTCTCGGCTACGCAATGGGGCCACGTGCCACAGGTATGCAGCGTGAAGCCGAAAACCAGCTTTTCGGGATGTACGATATTGCAAAACAAACCCCAGAATACGCAATGGGGCGCGGCAATGTAGCGCAAGGCTATGCTGATGATGCGGTGAAGGCGATAGCGCCGACCACCGCAGATATGATGTCCGGCCAGGTGAACATGGGCGAAGGATCACCCTACGCATCTATGATGGATGCGCTCGGCACTCAGACGATGAATCAACTGACCGGGAAGATACTCCCAGGCATTAGACAAAATATCGTGCAGTATCAGCCGGGTGGTGGGTCACGCGGAGACATAGTGCAGGCCAACGCGATTGCCGCTGCCAATCAGCAGATGTTGAATAAGGCTGCTGAGATGTACGGTGGCGCTTACTCGCAGGCGCAGGCGCAAAGATTACCCGCAGCACAACAGGCTTTAGGCGCTTACGGTCAAGCCTCAGACGCTGCGATAAGGGCCGGGCAGTTGGGCCTCGGTGGTTTTGATCAGGCAGGCAGTTTGTCGACTGAGGCTTTTAACGCTTATCCCAGTCTGATGGGCGCACCGTTGTCGATGTACGGGGCGATTGGCGATGTCGGAGATAAACGCCAAGCAATGTCTCAGGCCGCTATCGACCAGGATGTCGCACGATGGAATTATCAGTCGATGTCCGACCAAAATGCCTTGGCCGACTTCATGTCCATGATCTCGGGCGATTACGGTGGGAGTAAAACTGTACCTGGGCCGTCTGGTATGCAGACGCTTGGGCAGGTTGCGAGCATTGCCGGGTCGCTTGCACCTCTCATAGCGGGGTCTGACATTCGCATCAAGGAGAACATCGAGCCAGATGGAACCTGGCACGGACACAACGTCTATACCTACAACTTCAAGGGCCGCACTAACCGAAGTCGGGGCGTGATGGCCCAAGAGGTCGAGATT